CCTACCCGCTGTGGACCCGTTATCATATTGCCGGATAAATGATTTTCCCAGAGTGTCTTCATCTTTTGTATCATCGTCAATATAATATTTTAGAAACATGACGATAGCTTTTGTGTCTTCGATTTGTGATTTTATAACCCTTGTTTCAATCATAAGAACTAATCTCCTTAATTATAAACTAACCCAACTTCTTAAACCTGAATCTGTTCTCCAATTTCTATAATAAACCCGTGGTGTTCCATTATCGGAACTGTTTGCGTAGATTGAACATCGGTATGCGCTTTGCTTGTCGATTGTGATCAAATACAGCGTCGAGGTCGGAAGATCAGACGATGCTATATCGGAACCGTTGAATTTAGCAATAGATTTGTCCGGCAAGGCCGAGCATAAAGTCGCAAGCGATGTACCAGTCGAGTATCCCAAATCGGTAGATGACCAGTAATGATTGGTGGGAAAATCATCTTGAAAGTTGGATGCGTCGTAAATTTTTATCCAGTTACTTATAGTAGAACGATTTAAAGATTTATAATACCACGACCCATTTTGTTGTTCTTTGTATGTTATAAATCTATCCTGTGTTCCACCTTTATATACTGACACTATACCATAATTAGATGGCACGCTAGTAACATTGCACGTATCATATGCATACCAATAAGTTTTAATAGTTAATGATTGCCAGTATGAAATAGATGTTGCATCGCCATCTGGCAATAATTCGTAAGAATGATAATCTAAAATGTCGTTCCCGTCCGCATCATAGAATCCATTTGCCTTTAACGTCCCATCGATCACTCCGCCCTTGATGTCAATTTTATTTCCGATAGGGCTTTTTTGGGCCTGCGCAAGCTTGTCTGTTAAAGTAACGCGTAGTTGTCCGGTTTTTAGTGATACAATTTCGTTATCTGAATATGAGATTGCGGAAATGTAGGAATCGTATACATCATCTTTTGTTTTTATTTTAATTAAGGACCCAATTTGAAGCGCTGCAACATCGACGAGTTTTGATGTTTTTTTGATTCCGAATTCAATCAAATGCTTAAATTTATTATTCGTAAATACGTTTTCCATCTCGTCTGTTGCGTTGTCATTCGTATCAACAGAGATCGTTTCGACTCTGCCTGCGACTCTGTTTGTCGCACTTGGATTATCTGTCGTTCCTGTCGTTGTGAGATACAGATATCGGGTTGTATTGTCTTCGCGCACAAAACATTCGACTTTTGCGACGACATCAATATCATAAACTTTGATGTAGTCAACGACTTCTGCGACGGTTGCGTCGATCAACACTTGAGATAGTGACCTGTTTGTGATATCAATTTTGATGCGATACAAACCGCTGATTTTCTGCAATGAAAATTCCGTATAGATGCTCTTATTTTTTCTGCAATTCACGATGAATGTTTTTAGATTATACAGCTGGTTTTCGCTGTTTGTCGGCTCCGTAATTTGTGTTTGAGTATTGATTGTGATATCGATGTATGGGATATTTATAACTGTGTCGCTTGTTGTCAGAAAATTATCGGCAATCATTTGCGCAAGAAACTCTTCCAATGAATTATCAGTCATCATATCAACATCTTTTTCAATGATATTTCGGTCAAATAGTCCATTGATATCAACACAGCTTATCGTTATACTTTTTGTGTCTTTCTCTGATTCGGTGTTTGATACTAAAAAAAGAAAATTATCATAATAAACGATGTCGCCTTTTACGACATCGACTTTCTTTTCGATCAGAAAAGTAGATACGCCGTTTGTCTCTTCATCGAGATTGATATTGTAGTCAATCGAATTGGCTACTTGCTTCACCATTAAGTCAGATTTTGAAAAAACGAATAATTGTTTCATATCCTGTGTCCAATTACTTTGAATACCCATGGAGCATTTGAATCTTGCGCTGTGAGAGTTGCACCGCTTAAAACAAAAGTATGAATAATATCAGGGCTGCTAAATAAAGTCAGTCCTATTTCGTTTGACGAATTTATTACGTCGAGATAAAATTTTGTTGAACTCATAGCCCCACTTACTGCGCGTGCCCCATTATTTGCATAGAAAAATTCAAGTGCCGCGAAATTTGCAGACGTCTCCGAAAGAGTGATGCTCCCTGATGTACCCGACGTGTTTGTGTATAACGTTTTTTGCGCAAGTAGTTTTCCTTGATTTGCGGAAAGGGGCTTATCCGTATCGGTACTTGTTAGATTATCTTTGATATCCGATATATTTACTTTGCTGGCAATCAGACTTGCGTAATCACCATCAATTTGATCTATCAAGTCAGTCTTGGCCGAAATTGAAGTTCCATCTGTGGTCACCTCACAAAACGGCAACTGATAGATCGTGCCGCCGCCCCACAAATCCTGCTGAGTCGGATCTCCTGTTATCAGTACCCATGAGCCTTGATTGAAGACGGTTTCCGTGTTTGTTTCTGACAGATCGATCTGATAGCACAATTTTTTCGTGCCACTGGCGCCCGCATCAATCGTCTCTTGTGTTGAAACCTGGACCAGTCCGCCGTCTATCACGAAATATCCCGTGCCGACAAGGATGTTGTTGGTGTTTGTTGTGATTGCGCATCCATACAAGACCCCGTCATTATTCCCAAAAAAACGTCGCATCGCGATTCGGAAATCTTCGCTTTTGAAAAGTTGTTGATCATAAATTAAGCCTTTAATCATTTTAAACTCCTATATACGATTCAAATACCGTCAGTGTTGCGGATGGTACGGAATCTCTTATATAAATTTGGTTGAATCCTTTTGGGATTTTGATAAAGTTCTCTTTTGTGATGTCCAAAATGTCAATTGCGTTTGTCGTAGCTCCGCTGATCGTTTTCGTGATATATAGGTCATTATCAACCGTCGACATTTCAATACTGTCCCCGGCGGCAAGTTCAATGTCAAAAACAACCTCCTGCGATTCGCCGTTGTTGATGATTTCAATCTCGGGATCGACACATGCGCCGTCTATTTTCAACACAAACGGCGCTGGTAACTGGCCTTCATTTGTAAATTCGATCAACCCGCTGGCGGAGTCGATTATCTGAACATCCCATCTTATATCCCAACGATTCTCATTGCTATCAGCTGAAAGTTCGTGAACCTTCAGCCGCTTTTTGTAAAATTGGGACTTCGCAATAAAAGTAAACATCGATGTGAGCCGTCGCGTCGCGCGTGTATCGCCTTTGGTTAGTGTTTTAAAGTCGATATCGATCAGATATTCTGCATTTGTCTGATAGACGAGCTTTAGGTCGGACGCCAATGTTACGAATTCAAGAAGGTCCTTATAACCGTCTTCCCAGTCGTCCAAAAAGACGATTTCACCTGTAATTTGTTTCTGTAATATTTTTTTGGAATTTTGCATGTAGTAGTTTCCGACTTGCTGGTATGATATTTCATGATCAAATCCCAGTCCGTCCGGCAAGTTAAGAAACGCTTTGCGCGTCATCAGACTAAATCTCGTTCCGTTTTCGTTTTCAAATGCGAATATTCTCATGCTATCGCACCGCCAAATTCTTTGTTGAGTCTATATGCCAATTTGTCAATTTCAGCATCGTTTAAAGATTGCGCATATACCGTAAGATTTACAGTCTTACTTCCCTCCTGTTTTGCCCCATTTACATTAAGAGATGCGGTCACGTCTGTGTTGAGACTATTAAGTGATTTTTGCATATCGCTCGCAACTTTTGACATCGACCCTGTAAACCCCTCACCAATCCCGAATGCTAAATTGTTCCCGATTTCTTCCTTGAATAATTTTGAAGGCGACGCAATCCCGAAAAAGTCTTTAATCGAATCAACAATTCCGTCAAAAAACTCCGATATCTTCCCAACGAGCCAATCTTTAGCACTCAAAATACCTTCCCAAAGTCCCTGGATCAATTGAAGTCCCGCCGCAGCGATTTGAGGAACTGCACCGACAATACCTCCGATTATAGATGATATAATTTCTGGAATCGCCTTAACGATTCCTGCAATGATTGCTGGCATATTTTCTACAATCGACACAAATAATTTAATACCAGCCTCAATCAATTGAGGGATAGCATCAATAAGCGCACCGATCACGGCATCGATAATTTGAGGGATTGCTTCGGATCCTGCTTCAACTATCACAGGAAGGGCATCAATAATCGCCATAAATAAATCCATCCCTGCATCGATAATCAAAGGGATGGAATCTATAATGGCAGTGACTAAAGCATCGATAATCAAAGGGATTGCTGTTACGACAGCATCAATAATCGTAGGCAATGCGTCTATCAAAGCTGTAAGTAATTGTATGCCAGCATTAACAACTGCCTGAATTGATCCTTCAATAGAATTTATTATTGATGTTATTAGTTGTGGAAGGACAGCAACAATCACAGGAATTGAATTGACAATCCCCATAGCAAGTCCTGTGATGATTTGATATCCAGCCTCAACGAACATCGGCAAGTTATCTAAGATCACTTCAACCATTTTCAATATTGTATCAATCAGCATTGGGATAATGTCGGGTAGTGATTGACCGATTCCCAAGACGATATTTCCGACAAGCTTCAAGCCGATATCTAAAAATTGCGGTAAATTATCAGTTATAGATTGTACTAAATTTGTCAGCCCTTCTTTTACCGATTCTGAAAATTCGCCTGTAAGCAACTCCCCTTCATTTAGACTCGCGGCCATGCCGCCAATCATGCTTGCGACTGCGGCTACGACTTTAACCTGCATCGGCGCCACCAGTGCGCCGATCGCGTTTGTTAAATTTGTTTGTGTCGAATTTACTTTTTCATATTCATCATCAAGATCCTGAAGCGTATCTATTGCATAATCTGATAGATTTGACCCCATTTTTTTAGCTTCTTCAGCTAATTCTTTCATCCCCTCTGATCCGATCGCAACAAGTGGATTTAAGTCCTGGAACGATCTTCCAAAGATTTCAGATGCAATCGCATCTGCTTCAGTTTCATTTTCGATTTGCCCTAAAGCGTCTATGGTTTCTGCAAAAACATCATTTGAGTCTCGTAAATTTCCGTTAGCATCTAAAATTGAAACACCAAGCTTTTCAAAAGCTTCAGCCTGTTCTCCTGTCCCAGATTGCGCATTAGCCATTGACTTTATCATTTTTCCAAGCGATGAACCGATAGTATCGATCGAAACATCAACCAGTTCGGAATAATAAGCATACTCCTGCAACGTTTCTGTGCTAACTCGTGTTTGTGTGCTTATTGTATTAATATTATCAACAAAATCTCCAGCTTCTTTTCCAGCTTCTACTAATTTTTTGATAAGAATCCCACAAGATGCTGCGATACCAGCAATAGCTGCAGCCGCAGCTATTGCGCCTGTCGATAAGGCCCCGAGTTTTTCAACAGGAATCCCAAGTTTGCTTCCAAGATTTGAAAAAGATTCTCCTAAAATTCCCGTTGTGTTTGATGTTTGATCTAAACTATTGCCGGATTCGTCAGTTTTGTCCCCGAATTCATTAATTTGAGTCGTCGTATTTTTAAGTGCTTTTTCTGTTTTTGATAATTCAGACTCTGCATTGTTTAGTTGTATCTGCCATTTTTTTACTTGAGTTGAATTTTCACCATACTCTTTTTTTGCGTTTTCAAGTGCGTTTTCCAGTATTTTTACTTTCTGTTTCTGCGTATCAACCTGTTTGTTGTAGACTTTAGACTGAGAAGTCAACGCTTCCATACTGTTGTCGTTATCATCAAACGCCGCGGTCACTTTTTTCATTTCAGAGGACAAAACTTTCATGTCTTGGTTGATTCCGCTGACCGCTTTTTTAAATTCTTTTTCTCCATCGAGCGCAAGACCTGCGCCGATTTTCATTTGTCCGGCCATAATTCACCTACATCGGGATCAGATCATCCACGGTTTTTTCTTTTTGTTGTGACCCATGGTATTTTTGATATTCGTCAAAAATCAATAATAATTTTCTGATTGTCATATGCCACACCTCTCTTTCGGTGTAGCCCAACAGGGTGACTCCAATAAAAAGACAGCGCGCAATCGGAAATTTTTCCGTTACACGCTCTTCTCGTTTGGGTCGCCTTTGTCTCCGTCCTCTTCATCTTCTCCGCTTTTTGTTTTTGGCGTTGCTCCGACAAAAGCCAAAAGGACGGTGTCTTTTAACTCAGGCACATTTTCGGGTGTGATCTTCCGACCTACAAATTTCTCGGTCACATGTTCTTCTCCGCTTTCCGAATCATCAATCGCCTCATTGATCAATGACGCAATCATAAATTTTAAGACTTTAAAAACATTGCGCCCATCGCTGATCAGATTTGGCAGCTCTGAAATCGGGATGTCGTATTGGTCCTGTATCGCATCAATTGCATTCAGATCAAAGAGCATCCCATATTCTTTCTCTCCGAGCTTAATTGTTGGATATTTTGGATTTAAATCACTCATAATTTCAAAAAGGGCGACAGATCAAGCCGCCCATCCTTTCGTCAAGATACTTTCACCGCAATAATTTCGGTTGTTTGCGGTGCTTTTCCCGGCTCCTGCGCAATAATTTTGATCTGTTTTGTACCGATCGACATTGCAATTGCGGAAGATGCCGAACCCGAAGTCAGGTTTTGCGTGAATACGCCGTCGACATAAAGCTTCAAGGTGTGTCCCGCTGCTGTTGCGGTCACTGTAAAACTTGATCCCGTAAGCCCGTCAAATGCATAATAGCGGACGTCAGCGCCAAATGACGGCGACAAGCTTCCGCCAGTCCCTGCTGCCGTGAGGTTGGTGAGCCCTCCCGATGCAGATACAGGTAATCCGACTTTTGCATTAAGCCATGCCTTCGCTCCTGCCT